GCTTTTGCGCTACTGACACCTTCAATTGCTAATGACGCTCCTTGCTTAACTATAAAGTCAGCTTCATTTGCCGTAGTTGTTCCATCTAGATGTAATGCAGTAAAAGCTGTCGATCCCGAAGAATCTGTGGCAACCACAAATTCAATATCACCTGGGCTAGACTCGTCAATGGTAATACCAGTAGTATTAAACTTAAGGCTAGATGATGAAGCACCTAAGTTCAAAACACCTTTATCTGTAGATGTCCCGTCACCAACAGAAGTGAGAGTGGTAGAAGAACCACCCTTAATCATGGTGACTAAGGCGTTCAAGTTTGAATCATCAACAAACTCAATGGCATCACCAGCTAGATTTACCTTCGCAAACTTATTGGCCGTGAAAGAAGACGGGGTGTCAGAAAGCGCTAAAATATTAGAAGCCCCACCAGGCGCATCAACGAACTCAACAGCATTACCAGCTGAGTTCACCTTCAAGAACTTACTAGCCGTAAAAGATGGTGGGGTATCGGCAAGCCCTGTAAATGTAGTGGAACCACCAAGAGGTCTTAATACAGAAACGTTATTGCTTACCGAAGGGACAGTCACTACGGTCGTGGTCCCACCAGTCGATATGGTAATATTGGTTGCCATTATACACTTACGTCTTCATTGATTTTAAACGTACCGTAAATTAAAGTGGTGACTTTATTAGATGGTACAGAGCTATTATCCGTCATCTCAATGTCGTAAACGTAAAGACCAGCAGGTGCAGAAGCCATATTAGCTGCTGTAACGAAAAACCTAACGATACCATCTGTGGGTGCTTGTTTAGCATCAGTGCTTGTCAAGGTAGTTCCAGCAGAGTCTTTTACAGATATGTGCTTGCTGTCGGAATCATTATCCAAAGTGCTCAGTATGATCTCAGCATTGCTGTCACCAGATGATGAATATGCCGTCCCGCCATCATCAGTAGTTCTAACCTCCATTTTAAAGGTGTCGTTATTAGCGACTATTGAGGCTGGAGTGGCTGAATTATCTTTCAGCGTCAAAGACAAATCAAAGGTGTCGCCTTTTTTGCAAGTAATGTCCACCCTCTGAGAAGTATCTAAATTTACCGTAGCCATCTTATCCTAATATTTCTGATGTTATGTCACCCATTTGCTGCTCACCCTCAAGCTCTCCTCTCTCCCCCTGTCTTTGAGAAATAAGCTTGCTTTGCTCTACTGCCTGCTTCTTTACTCTTTCGTCCTTTCTGTCATCCTTCATCGTTTCTATCTGAACGCGATTCTGGGTTTCTGATTGAGATCTGTTAGAGTAAGCCTCGGCCTTGATCATTTCAATCTCTTTTTTAAACCCGTGCTTAACTTCTTCTAGCTGAGCTTCGAGTTGAGCCTTGAGCTGTAGCTCTTGTGCCTTGAGCTGCGCCTCCATCTGCATCTCTTGCTGCCTAGCCTCAGAAGAGGCTTGCGCTGACTGCTGTTGGATCTGAGCTTGCTGTTGAGAGTTTTGCATGGCGGTCTGCTGCTGCTGAGCCATGCGCTTCTTACGACGAACAACGAGCAGCCTCTCTGCCTGATTGATGTCTTTGAGTTGTCGAACCGCAATAGCATCTTCTAAGTCGATCTCTTTCTGACCAAGAGCAATCTGAATGTTTTGCTCCAGGTACTGACGCTCGGCTTCTTCCATCTCTTTCACGACGGTAACACCGAAGTTATACATGGCAAGGTTCCTGAACGAAGTAAGGACGCTCATGTTTTCTTTGCCGATAGCGTTTTCGTACATGCGGTACAAAACAGAATCGGGGTGAATTACCTGGACGCACTTAATGATGTCATTGCAAACCTTCTTGTACAAAACCATAGAAGAGTTTGTGATATCGTAGATAGCGTTGTTGGCAGCAGCCAAAGCTTGCTGTCTCACACCCACCAAAGAATCAGCTTTCGGAGTAGATGCATCCATCACCTCGTTGATCCCTGTAGCGTCTCTGATCATACGCAAGTAGTGATTGTAAAGACCAATCAGCTCGTTGATGTTTCTGATGCTATTTCCAATCTCTCTAATTGGAGGATTCTGGAAGCCGCCCTCTGGGTTTTTACTTCTGTAGTAAAAGACACCTGTCTGTTCGTAGATATCGTGAAGATCTAACGGCTGGAGCTCTCCTCCCTTCCCAAGCTGTACATTTTCTAGACCCTCGATATCGATGATGATTCCGTCTGGCTTTGCCTTCGCTACCGCCTGCTGGATCTTGAGGTGAGTAAGCTGAAGCTGATCAGCAAAACCGATGCAGCTATCCACCATAGACTTAGGCATCATGTCCAAGATGTTGGTAGAGCAAACAGAATACGAAAGGTTGGTGCGAGAGATGTCGTGGATATTCTTCGGGATATTTGTCTTTTTCCCGTAGTCAAACACGAAGTCAGTCCCCAGAATGTAGCACCCGCCATATACAGAAGCATTCTCAAGCTTCATCACCTCTCTGTTAAACACAGAGTTCTGAGGCGCTTTATATGTTTGACCTTTAGAGTAGAAACCTACGTTTCCGTACTTGCTCTCTTTTGACTCAAAGAACTCACAGTCAACAGAAATAAACTCAAAGTCCAAGACCTCAACCATATACTCATCATAGCCAAACTTGGAACTCTTGTTCACTCTGTCGTAAGAAGACTCATAAAGCTTGCCTACATCGTATCCACTTTTCTTTTGTGCTTTCTGAGCAATCTCTTTGTATTGCTCTTCCGTAAACTGATCACCCGCAACCCTCTTAAGTTCTTGTATTGGTATCTGTCTTACGTGCCCAGCATAGACGAGATCGCTAAAGTTTGGATCTTCTGTAAAGCTGTGAACGAAGCTGGTGGGATCAACATAGCTCGTCTTCAGTCCCTGTTGGGGGTCGTTGTCTCTCTTGACCACCGCCATGCCTAACACCGCGAGATCATTAACGCAACGCCTTAGAATATTCTCATTGAACTCATTCCAAGTCAAAGTCAAATTGGTAGCTATCTGAGCTGCAATCTCAGAAGACGACTTGATGTTGTTCCCAATAAATATCTCAGCTTCTTCAAGGGTGTCTGGGATGGCACTGGAATCCATACCAATAATTACTCCAGTCTTTTCCTCGATCTTCTTGATTTGATTCTTCGCAGAGATGAGCATCTCTACTTTTCTCTGGTCCTTATCTTTCTCAGAAGAAGAAATAGGATCAACAGCCTCAAGGTTTGGATATGGGCTGAGAGAAAGAATCTTGTTTACTACTATCCTAACAAACTTGGGCAGGATGGGAACTGGAGTAAAATCCAAGTTGAGCATACTGCCGTCTCCATTATTCGGGTCGAGAGAAGTAAGAAGCGACCTGTAAATCGTCGTGTCTTGCGTTCCGTTTGCATACCTTCTGTTTTTCTCAAAGGTCTTCTTTCTCGTGCCGTAAATAGAGTTCTGATAATCTATCTTTCCCCACTGCTGGTATATAGCCTTGGCGTATTTTAGGCCATATCCTAACCCCTGCTTTTCTTCTACAGGAGCTAAAGGATCTGGGAAGTTAGAAGAATTTTTATTGTTACTATACATCTGCAATGTGTGGAGTTATTTTAACTCCTTGCAAATATAGTAAAACTAAGAGTGCCAAGCTTTTGGCTTGTAAGTCCTAAAGAATTTCTTCTCCTGAAAGTTTGCTTTTTGCTTTTTCTTCTTTTGTTTTTGGGCTGCAAGCAGCGCCAAACCAGAACTAATCGTCAAGTCAAACTTGGTTCTTTTTTCAATCTTGTAGCCTATCCAGTCTTCTAGCGTCCTGTTAAAAATCATATTACCCATCTCTCCACTCTCCGCCCTTATGCCGACATGATCGTGGATGTAAGCTTCGATAGCTTGGGCATGAGATTGAATGACATCTTGTGAGTTAGAAGGTATGCCTTTTGTCCTGACATTAGAAGAAGCGTTTGGGTTCTTTAAGTGGTTTGGCCTATCCATTAAATAACCGTCGTAACCTCTTGATTCAAAGTATCTTGCAATGCCGTACTTGTTGTTTTCTATAAGTAGAGGATACCCGTAAAAGAACGCGCACATTAATACGTCTTCGTAGAAGATGCTAGCCAGATCTGGACGAGAGGCGTACTCCACAACAAACATGTTTGGCGGGACATCCATGTTGAATTTATTGTACATGTGCAGCGCACCTTTCGAACCTCTTCCATCTACAGTAGCATCAAGATCATAGGAGTCAACTCCGCCTACACCTATGTGACCATTCGGCGGAACTCGTTTGCCTCGGTCGTCAGCCTTGTTGTTTCTGAGGTGGTCGGGTGGCAGCCAAGCTACATGGAATCTACCGTTTGGATCTGGAGAGAAAACTACCTCTTCGTCTTTTGTCCTCCACACAAAGTTTCCTTTAACTATTGGATTGGGATATAAGGAATCGTTGTGCTCTATCTGCTGATAGATCTTACCGATATTAAACAGACTTCCTTCTATGCTGTCCCTAAATGCTTCGTCTTCGGTAAATGGAAACTGCCTGATAATCTCATTGAGCTCAGAGGGATCATCCTTAAAGGACTCCCGCTCATTTTTTAAATAGGACTTACTACCTTGATCTATAACCTCCCCGTCTATACCTATGATGTCCCCTCGAAACCTTATGCGCCTAGTGGTGCCAGGCATGTGGTTCGGAGGATTATCTACAACGGGATTACCATACTTATCAAAAAACCCCTCTAGAGCTTCGTATGCGGGGATGAAGATTCTGTACAGTCCAGACCTTGTTCGATCGTTATTATTTCTTTCGTTAGGGTCTGAGTCTTGCCACAGCCCTCTGTATTCTTCTCCCCCTTTGTTCATAGGGTTTACGGTGCTGCCTACGAGAGCCTTGCCGACTATGCGCTTACCAACGATTAAGCAGGTGCGCTCAATCCTCCACGCTTCACGTATATCTGTAGGCTTCTCCCACTTACCCGCCTCATCGAGATACAGCATGTGTAGCTTCTCTCCGTCGTATGCGTTGTTCGTAGTATTCTTCCAGTTGATTACCGTGTTGAGCGCGTCGCCCCTATAGGAGGTCTTGTTGTTTTTCGTGATACGCTTCGAGGGCTCGCGGAAGGCTAGCTCCACACGCGGGTTGGTAGTACCGTCCTGAATAGGCTTGAAGAAGAAAGGGTAGCTTCGAAAGATCGAAACCACTTTCTTCATGAATATGTTTTCCTGAGCGTCTTTACCAGTCTTCGACTGAATGCCCAACAGCTTCTCTTTAACTTGGCTAGCTTCATCAACAAGTACAGCAGAGCATATATTGGTGTAACCAGAACGACGACACTTAGTATAAAGCTGACCGAAACAGCGAGGATCAACCTCGCAAGCAACCATGTGAAGAAAGATGTCTCTTTGGAAAGCAAGGTATGATGGGTATCCGATATCGATTTTAGACCACTGTAGAAACATATAGTGTCTCCCTGTAATATACGTAGGTTCCCCATTGTTGTAAAACCAAACGCCGTCCCTCCTACGTTGAAACTCTTTCTCGATGTATACACGAAACCTTGATCGAAACTCGGCAGGTTTCTCGAACCACTCATCCATACTTCGAATCCTCTGCAACTCTTCGGGCATAGGTAGGCGCTGCCACAGCTGCAGCTCCTTTGGCTGGTCATGGAAGAGTATCTCAGATCGCTTTGGTTTTTTTGGAAGGACAATAAGTAGCCCACTCGATTCGACGTGAGCTCCCTCTGTACCGTTAGGGTCGATCTTAATCCCTTTAGTCTCATATCCCTCTATATCTATAAGTACAGACATTTAATTTAATTCGTACACCCGACAGGACTCGAACCTGTGACCGTCTGCTTAGAAGGCAGATGCTCTATCCAGCTGAGCTACGGGTGCATATATTTATCTTTAAGTAACCAGCCGTATTGTCTTGATTATCAAAGTCATAGTCGTCCCAGTATATCAAACCACTAGGGCTATTTTGAGAATTTTTCTGCGAATCCACCTGAGTAGTCTTTTTCTTTTTCGATTGATCCATTGTCTTGTAGCTCTTTAACCATTTGTTCTAAACGCTGACGCTCTATCAGCAACTCTTTGCAGTCAATAGCTGTTTGTTTAATGGATTGTAATT